CAAAAATTAGAACAAGTAAAAGACTTTCCATTTCAACTACCTGGCATGGCAGATGAAGATGATTTCTTCGATAACTTCGATATATCACCAGAAGATATGTCCTTCGATATACAAGAGATAGATAACAGCACATTTACCAGAATATTAAATAAAGTTACAAGTCATACCGCGATGGCAAGTATACCTGGTAAAGCGATACGAATAATAGTGAAAGAGACGAACACGGATAAGATAGTAGGGTTCATTCGTTTTGGTAGTCCCATGATGAATAGTAAACCAAGAAACAAACTATTAGGCAGACCATTGAGAACGCAGGACAAAGATGAGATGAAACGATTTAATCATTCTGCTATCATGGGTTTCACAATTGTACCTACACAACCATTTGGTTACAACTATCTAGGTGGTAAATTACTTGCCGCTATATGTTGTAGTCACAGAATAAAGAAACTGATAGACGATAAGTATGGAACTAACATATGTTTATTTGAGACAACAAGTCTATATGGTAGTAGTAAATCATCAAGTCAATATGATGGTATGAAACCATACCTACGTTTTAAGGGTGTAACTGAGAGTAATTTTATACCCATGTTACATGGTGATAGTTTTACGAAGATTAATGATTGGTTCAAAGAGAAGAATGGTGGACCAATAGTAAAAGATGGTATAAGTAGTCGTAAGTTGACCACACAATTAAACATGATAAATATAATACAAGCGTCACTAAAAAAACATAACGAACATTTACATAGTAAGTTTGTAAAATTTTTAGATGACAAAAAGTCATTGACGGAACAAAAGAGATTTTATACCTCTGACTATGGGTACGAAAATGTACCAGAATATATACAAGGTAAAACAGATACACTTAAACCAGGATTTCACTACGATAAGTTTAGTTTTGAAAATGTAATAAAATGGTGGCAGAAGGTGGCGACCAAGAGACATAACAAACTAATATCAAACGAGATGGTGAGGAGAGAACTAGAGATATGGCACGAAGGTGCAGATATACAAATAATAAGATAATGCTTGACTTATGGAAAGGAATATGATATAATGGAACAGTTGATGAAAAACATAGATGAACAAAATCTTTTAATTGGTGATTATCAGACCATGATTAAGATTATTCAGGCGTCACTACAAAGAGGTGCAATACAGGCCAATGAGTGTGAGACCGTGGGTAGACTTTATAACAAGTTAACTTTTATGATAGAAAAACAAAATAAGGAGAACGAGAATGCCAGACTTTCTGAAACAAATAATTAAAGAGACAGGTAACGAATATGCCAGTCTTGTAAGTGAAGGCGTTGAAGCAGGTGATGTTGATACGTTTATTGATACTGGGTCACATATATTCAATGCAGTATTATCAGGAAGTATTCATGGTGGTATTCCATCAAACAAGATTACGGCATTAGCAGGTGAAAGTGCAACTGGTAAAACTTTCTTCGTACTGGGTATGTGTAAACACTTTTTAGATAGTAACCCAGACGCAGGTGTGATATACTTCGAAAGTGAAAGTGCCTTGACAAAGAAACTTATAGAAGATAGAGGTATTGATAGTGAACGAATGATTATTATGCCAGTCACTACGGTACAAGAATTTAGAACACAGGCACTAACAGTATTAGACAAATACATGGAACAAAATGAGGCAGATAGAAAACCTATATTTCTAGTATTAGATAGTTTAGGTATGTTATCTACCACAAAAGAAGTTGAAGACACAGCAGATGGTAAAGAAACTAGAGATATGACTAGGGCTCAAGTTTTGAAGGCTGCATTTAGAGTATTAACATTAAAACTAGGTAGAGCAAAAGTACCTATGGTTATCACTAATCACACCTACGATGTTGTGGGTGCATACATGCCAACTAAAGAAATGGGTGGCGGTAGTGGATTAAAGTATGCCGCGAGTACGATTATTTACCTATCGAAGAAAAAAGAGAAAGATGGTACAGAGGTAATTGGTAATATCATACATTGTAAAACACAAAAGTCCAGATTGTCAAAAGAGAACATGATGGTTGATGTAAGATTACGATATGATACTGGTTTAGACAAATACTATGGGTTGTTAGATTTAGCAACAAAGTATGGTATCTTCAAACAAGTATCAACAAGAATAGAATTACCAGACGGTACAAAACAATATGCAAAATCAATCTATTCAGATCCAGAGAAATATTTTACGGAAGATATAATGAACCAGATAGATGAAGCGGCACACAAGGAATATAGTTATGGCAGTCCCGAAATATAGTTATATGGAGAATCCAAAGAATGATTTAACTGGGTTCAAAATAGAAGACGGTACTTTCAAAGATGTGGTATATACCTATGGTAAAGTTTCACCTATCGAGGAAAGTGAAAAGTTAAGATTAAAGTTTGAATATAACATACATGAGAATCCCAACAAGTGTAATACTGAAGGTGGTGATTTCATAAACGTTATAGGAGATATATTAGCAATCGAAGTAGAAAAGGATAACGATGGTAACAGCGGAACGAATAGAGAAGACAGCCCTAAAGAACCTACTACATAACGAAGATTACACCAGAAAGGTTATGCCCTTTCTGAAACCAGAATACTTCGAAGACCGTAGTGAGAGGATTGTATTTACTGAAATCCAGAAATTTGTCGACCAATATAATAAACGACCTACTAGAGAAACTTTAGAGATTGATATTGGTAAACGCAAAGACCTGAATGAAGAAGAATACAAGAGGATTGTTGACTTAATTACTACTCTTAACAAAGAAGAAATCGACCTAGATTGGTTAGTAAATACCACAGAAAAATTTTGTAAAGACCGTGCCGTGCATAATGCCGTCATGGATGGTATACATATACTAGATGGTAAAGATAAAAACAAACAACCAGAAGCGATCCCTGAGATACTCCGTGACGCTCTATCTGTTTCTTTCGATAGGAATGTGGGGCATGATTATTTACTTGATATAGAACGTAGATTTGACTTTTACCATAAGAAGGAAAACAGAGTACCATTTGATTTAGATTATTTTAATAAAGTAACAAAGGGTGGATTGCCAACGAAAACGCTGAACGTTGCGTTAGCAGGTACTGGTGTTGGTAAAACTCTTTTCATGTGCCATCAGGCTGCCTCAGCATTATCTCAGAATAAAAATGTTTTGTATATCACCATGGAAATGGCAGAGGAAAGAATTGCTGAAAGAATAGACGCAAATTTACTTGGTGTCTCTATGGAAGATTTACATATGTTGAATAGAAAACTATTTAACGATAAGATACAGAAACTACAAAGTAAGACAACTGGCACATTAATAATCAAAGAATATCCAACGGCGAGTGCAGGTGCAAATCATTACCGTGCATTAGTAAACGAGTTGGCACTAAAGAGAACATTTAAACCTGATCTGATCTTTATTGATTATATTAATATATGTGCCTCTAGTAGATTTAAACCTGGCAGTAACGTTAACAGTTATACCTATATTAAAGCAATCGCTGAAGAATTAAGAGGTCTGGCAGTTGAGTTAGATGTGCCAATCGTAACCGCAACACAAACAACCCGAACAGGTTTTGTTTCAACAGATATTGGGCTAGAAGATACCTCAGAGTCCTTTGGTCTTCCTGCGACGGCAGATTTTATGTTTGCCCTAATCAGTAGTGAAGAATTAGAACGTGCTGGTCAAATGTTAGTCAAACAATTGAAGAACAGATATAATGACCCAACAGTAAATCGTAAATTTATTATTGGTGTTGATAGAAGTAGAATGAAACTATTTGATATCGAACAACAGGCACAAAACTTAATACAACCAGAACAGGAGAAATATGTCGAACACAACCTTAAAGCGAAGGAAGAAAGTCCAGAAGAAAAGTACCAGAAGTTCCAAGACTTCAAGTTCTAGTATAGAATATTCTGTAAAGACTAAAAGAAAAAATAAAAATTATGAATTTCTTGTCGTAGAGAACAAAGACAAAGTTATTAAATCGTTTAATTTCCGCGAAAAAGCAAAAGAATTTGCGGAGTTCCATAATAAAAAACAGATATGGAAAGTAAATGGGGGCATACCAAACTTTTTGCTTGACTAAATAGTTATTTTAGTATATACGTTTATTAATGAATAATAAACTATGGGAGTTATTGATGACTATTACGAGTTTTACAGACTGGACCAAAGATGGTCCTTCACTAACTGAGGCACTAAAGGCTGAGGACTACGAAGCGGCAATCGTTATTGGTTGGCATAAGAATAATGGCAAGAAACTAGACCTTGCAACATCTGGTATCAATCCAGGTGTATATAAAATGTTGCAGAAAGAAAAGGCAGCATTAAGAGCAGGCGAACTCATCGCCAAGGCAATCGCAAAAAGATTTGGTAATAAGAATGCTAAGGCAGAACAATATGGTCGTGCTAAATCTAAACTAACATCTTTTTGGCAAACATATGGTGCAACTGACACCACACCTAAAACAGATATACTCATTGGCAATAAAAGATTATCACTAAAGATTGGCATGGCACAACTCATGTCAGGTGGTAAGGCAGAGAGTACCGCAACATTCTATGCGGCATTGAAATCTACACCCGCACTAAAAAAATCACCAGAATTTAAACAAGCAAATAAAACCTTTGATGGTTTTGTTACATCTACACTTGCACCTGGTAAGTTAAGACCTATCATTAAGAAAGGTGATAACCCAGTCGTTAACGCGGCAGAGGCTGCACACAAAGATTGTATGAGAGATTTAGGTGCATTGTTTGAAAAGAGTGCCAAGTTTAAGATTGCTTTTGCTAGAGAGGCGATGTCTGGTTACATGAAATATGGTAGTGCAAGTAATAGTGCGGCAGAGTTCATGGTAGTTGCAAGTGCTGATGGCAGTAAAGTAAAAATAGAAAGCGTAGATGATGACGCATACTGTAAGAAGATTGCAGACGCTATGAAACTACAGGCAAGATTTAAAACGAGTGGTCGAGTTGTTAAGAAACAAAAAACTGGCGAATATAATTTCTGGTCAGTTGTATCTTTAATTGTAGATAGTATGGCAGGTCAAAAAGAAGATTACTCAAACGAGTGGTATGGTAATTTAGATGAGGGTATCATAGATGTAATTAAAAACAAAGTTAAATCTTTGTTTAGTAGAGTTATTGCAAAGGCGAGTAGTTTTGCTAAATCAAGTGTTAACAGATTAATGAAATTTTTAGGTGCAATACCTGAAGTATCAGTTAAGAGGTTCATAAAATTTTAATGTTATTAGTAGAAGATAAAAATACACACCTAGAACATTTAGAAGATGATATCATCAATAATGGTTTTGCGGGTGGTCAGAATGCTATTGCTTTTTTAGAAAGTCTAAAAGATATGTTGAGTGGTGCAAGTAGTAGTAAATTAAATGTAACAACAAAGTGGGATGGTGCACCTGCGATAGTATGTGGACCAAGTCCAGACAATGGTAAATTTTTTGTAGGCACAAAATCAGTATTTAACAAAACACCTAAAGTCAACTACACAATACAAGATATAAGAAACAACCACGAGGGACCAGTTGCAAATATTCTGAGAGAGTGTTTACAATATCTCTCCACTCTAGGTATGAAAGAAATACTACAGGGTGATTTGATGTTCACACAATCTGGCAAGAAGATGACAACATACAAAGACGGTACAGGTAAATCTGAACAAATGATTTCATTTACACCCAACACAATAGTTTACATGGTACCAGAGAACACACCATTTGGTCGTAAGATTGCAAAGTCTAAACTTGGTATTGTTTTTCACACAACCTATAAGGGTAGAAGTTTTGATAAGTTATCTGCTAAGTTTGGTGCCAACGTTTCTAAGTTGAGAAGAAGTCCTAACGTATGGTTTGATGACGCAAGTTATAAAGATGTATCTGGTAATGCCACGATGACGATAGGTGAAAGTCAACAACTACAAAAGATGATTAACATGGCGAGTGGTAGTTTAAAACAATCAAAAGAGTTATTAAACAAAATCAAAACGGAAAAGAATACACTATCTGTTGGTGTACAATTAAAAACTTATTTGAATAGTTTTATCCGTGCGGCAAGTGATTTACCATCTACCAAAGAGACGGCAAATAAGTTTAGAGAGTTCTACCAAGAGAGAACACAAAAAGAGATTGATAGAGTTAAGACAGAAAAATCAAAAGAGAAGTATCAAGTAATACAAGATACTGGATTAAAGTTTATAGACGATCACAATACGAGTGTCTATATGGCATGTGCAACTTATAAGTCTTTACAGAAAGCAAAGGCAGTAATTATAGGTAAACTAAACAAAGCAAAAAGTATAGGCACATTTAAAACAACACCTACAGGTTTACAGGCAACTAACCCAGAGGGGTATGTTGCAGTAGATAAAAAAGGTAAGGCAGTAAAGTTAGTTGACAGGTTAGAGTTTAGTATTCAAAACTTTACGGCAGCAAAAAATTGGGAGAAGGGGTAATGACCATATCAGAAAAAGGTAAAGGATTGTGGCACAATATTCACATGAAAAGAAAACGAGGTGAGAAACCTAGAAAACCTGGCAGTAAGGGTGCACCTAAACCAGGTGACTTTGATAGGGCTCGTGGTGAAAGTGCAAAGGTGAAATCATTTAAGGAATTTAATGAAGACAATTAAAGAGTTATTGAGAAAGGGTGTTGGGCGAAAGCAAACCGTAGTGTTTGCCTTTGGTCGTATGAACCCACCAACTATTGGTCATCAAAAACTTATTGATAGAGTTATCACTATAGCAAAAAGAGTAAAAGGTTTACCTGTGCTATATGTGAGTGCTACACAGGATCGTAAGAAGAATCCATTGAGTGTAAAACAAAAGGTAGACTACTTGAAAAAATTATACCCAGTGGGTATAAAAATATTACCAGCGACAGGACGTGAAAGAACGTTTATGGAAATATTGAAAAATAGATTTGATAAAAAATATACAGACGTTTACATGATTGCGGGTAGTGATAGGGTCGCAGAATTTAAGAGATTGACAAAACAATACAACGGTAAAGATTATAATTTTGATACAGTTGAAGTAGTAAGTGCGGGTGAAAGAGACCCAGACGCTACTGGTGCTACAGGAATGAGTGCCAGTAAGATGAGAGATTTTGCTATGAGAAATGACTTCAACAGTTTTAGATCAGGTCTTATCGCAGGCACTAAGGAGAAGGACGCCATGAAATTATTTAAAGACTTAAAAAAGGGGATGGGTGTGAATGAAGAAATACTTGCCCCGAGTGATAATGATGAGTTGAAAGATATTAGAGAACAATACCACAATAACGAAATTTACTTAATGGGTGAAAAAATCGAACACAAAACGAGTGGTAATGTTGGAACGATTATTAAACGTGGACCAAATTATGTCCAATACGAGATGGAAGATGGTGGAGTTGAGAAGGCATTTTTAGATGATTTACAACCCGCACAATCTATCGACACAGAATTACAAGTAGAAGATGTGGATAAAAAGAAATTAGTATTACAAAAGAATGCTAATCAATTAAAATCATTCTCATCTTTTGAAGAAGAAATCAACAGCGCCAAAGATAGTCAACAGAAAAATACTGATGATGAAGAAAAAGAAACAGAAAAGGCAAAAAAGAAGGAACGTAAGTTAAAAGTGACCACACCAGGACAACCTGCGATTAAGAACGTAGATGATTGGACACAAGGACCTGATAATGCAGACCAAATTAAAACCATGAGAACATTTAATCTTAAAACTCCAGGACAGGATAGAGATTATAGTAAACTTGTTACAACAAGAAAGTTCCAAAAGTTTGAAAGTGTGAACGAGAAGAAGAAAGATGATGACGAAAGAAAAAAAGAAACAGGACAAGACCCAGATATCAAAGACAGACCCGGCACACAGCCAGATGTCTATTATAAAGGTCTAAAGAAATCGACAAAGATATCCAGAGACAGACACTTTACAAAAGGTGCGAAGATGGACGATGATAACCCGAAAGCATATAAACCTGCACCGGGTGATGCTGACGCTAAGACTAAACCATCTAAACACACAATGGCATTTAAGAAGAAGTTTGGTGAAGATGTCGAACAAGAAATCAAAGATATTAAATCATGGTCAGAGTTAGATGAAACAATCGAACAGTATAAGGACGAGTACGGAACAGATTATAGAGTTAAACTAGACCAAACCGTATCTGAGATGTTTGATGAGTTACTATCTGAAAACACAGGTGTTAAAAACAAGGCTGCCAAATCAGGAATGCCATATGGGATATTAATGAAAGTATATAACAGAGGCATGGCTGCATGGCGAACTGGACACAGACCTGGTACGACACCTCAACAATGGGGTATGGCTAGAGTTAATTCATTTGTCACTAAATCAAGTGGTACTTGGGGTAAGGCAGATAAAGACTTGGCAGCGAAAGTTAGAGGTAAGTAATGAAATCACTAAAAGAGGTACAACGTATTGATGACTATTGCGAGTCCTGTGACCTATATGAAGATTTAGAAATCACAGAGGCAGAGTATCAAGGTAAAAAAGTAAAGTTAAATGATCCTACCCGTTCAAGTGATGGAAAGAAAAAGTTTTATGTGTATGTGAAGAATGAGAAGGGTAACGTAGTTAGAGTTGGATTTGGTGATCCAAATATGGAAATCAAAAGAGACGATCCTGGTAGAAGAGCAAGTTTCCGTGCGAGACATAATTGCGATACACCAGGACCTAAACACAAAGCAAGATACTGGTCATGTTATCAGTGGCGTGCTGGGGCTAAAGTTGACAATTAGTATAAATAGTAACACGGAGAGATAAAATGCAAAGATACGGTTTAAATATGTCACAGATCCAAGAACAAATGGTGTTCGAGGAGTATATTGACGGTGTCCTACAATTAGATGACGAACAATTTTATGAGTATTATGATAGTCTGGATGAGGACCAACAACAAGAATTAGAAGAAGTCATAGGCAAGATTGCCAAGGGTATTGGTAAAATTGCAGTTGCCCCAATCACATTACCATTCAAAGCAGTAAAAGGTATTG